CAGCCCATGGGTAGGGGACACTGTCGTTCACCTTGGTGGTGGTGAGCCTGTCGAACAGGTCAGCCCCGTCCATGATTGTGTCCGGTCGCCACACCTTGGCCTGCCAATAGGCGTCAATAAGCTCTCGACCACGCCCCTCCATGAGCATCTCGTTGGGGTCTTTGAGTGTGAGGCGTGCAATCTTGCACTTACCGGCAGGAAGAACATGACTGCACTCCTCTGCCGCTTTGTTCCCAGCCTCGTCGGCGTCGAACATAATGACAATCTCCTCAAACTTATCGAGCCACTTCAGTTGCTTCTTGAAGACGTTCTTAGCAGCAGCAGCCCCGGAGGGTAGGCTGACAACGGGCCACTTACCCTCGCCAACAATCTGGGCAACGGTGAGGCAGTCAATCTCTCCTTCCGTAACAGTCAGTCGCTTGCCCCCGTTGGGCCAGAGGTGCTGACCCCAGAAGTAGGAAGGGCTTCCAATGGATGTGAAATCCTTGTCCTCAAAGCGAACCTTCTGGGCAACGATGCTTCGCTCAGGGTTACGGTAGGTTGCTATGTGGCAGTCTTTCCCTAGGTGGGAACCGATGCGGTAGTCATACCGCTGACAGACATCCTTGTGGATGCCGCGAGACGGGATAGCCATATACTCCCCGCTCAAGAACTGTGGCGCGTTGTTCGCCGTAATCATGTGTGTGTGTGTTTCGCCAGTAGGAGGCGTGAACAGTCCGCAGACGAAGCACTTGGTGCTCCCGTCCTCGTTGACGCTTAATCCGTCGCTGCTCCCGCATTCCTCGCATGGCTGATGTGTTATTATGAAACCCATGTAATTGGAATGACCTTATCGCACCACTTGAATCCCTTCTTGTCGCACCAGTCAGCGTAGGTTGTCTTGCTGCTTTTGCTGAGCTTGACCTTGGAGTTCTGGAAACAGAATCGAATGTCTAACTCAGGGTGCGCTTCGCGAACTCGCAAGTGCTTTGTCCGGTCTGCTGGTGTGAAGTAGCCCTTAGCTTCCACGATGACCCCATTCGGAAGAATGAAGTCAGGCTTGTAGGTTCTAAAGACCGTGTATGTCAGCTTCTCGGTCTCGTAGGAGAAGGCAACGCCCATCTTCTCAAGTGTGTGCGCTACCTTCTCCTCAAAACGAGAACGATACCCATCCTTAGAACGGTGAGACCTTCTCCTCCGCATCATCAGCAAGGACTTCTCCGAAGGTTTCTCCGGTGGTGGTGTAGCCGTCATCCGAAGCTGTGAAGCTGCCGCCCCCACTCCCAGAAGAGTATTCAACAAGCTCAAGGACTTGGGCTTCTCTCAGACGAAGGGTGTAACCCCACCCCTGAGAAGAAACAAACCAAGGATTGAATGTCATACTCATACGAATCTTGGAACCGGAACCGATGCGCGGCTTGTCCAAGATAGGCTTAACCTGACTGTCGAACAACGGGACGCTGAACTCCAACGTCTCTCCGTTGCGCGTGACGACCTTTGCCTTCTGCTTGGCAAAGATTTCAAAGTCCCCCTCTGCTGTGAGACGGACAGGCGTAGAGGGCGCTTTGCGAACCTCCTTGCCTTGCTTGTCGCACTCCGCTTTGTAGGCGGCTTCAACAAGCGGGTCTACTTGCGCCTTGAAGTCTTCAAACTCCTCCTTCGTGACGTGTAGTTTGCAACTGTAAACCCCAGCCTCGTCAAAGGCGGTGTCGGGGTGAACGAGTTTCGGGTATACTGCGGTGCCCACAGGGCTGACTAGTTTAGTAGCATTCTTGCTCACTTTATTGTGTGTTTGTTGGTGTTGTTTAACTGAAGAGATACCGACTATGTTTGACTGTTGTTGGGTCAAAGGTTCCATACTCAGGTAACTCAGGGAACTCCAACTCGGGGTTGGAGCGCCGCAAGGAATTATCCAACTTCTCCAACAAGTCAACCTCAAAAATACCAGAGGCCGCTTCCCTGATGGAGTCAGCTAGGGTCTGAGACTTGTTTGTGTGCGTCCCAAACGAGTCATGAATACACGAAAAATCCCATATCCCACGGGCGTTTGCTTCGATTACCGTCTTGGTCAGGATGCTGGCGTCGATGCTGTGCACAAAGTTTGGAGAAATTCCTTGCTTGGCCCTCGCTAGACTCAGTTCGTCGGTGCTGTCCCTGAAGTTTACCCACGTAGCCTCCCCCGCAATCTGGGTTGATACAGACTTGCTGATTTGCTTCGTGTAGTGCTGGAGCACAGGGAACCCGGTGGGTGTTTCCCACTCCACATCCTTCCCCGCTCTGGTGAGCACCTTGGCTATCTCCTGAAGATACTTCATGCACTTGGTGGGACGGTCGAATACTTCGTGGATGGATTGCCAAACAAACTTAGACAAATAACCAGTAACCTTATACCGCTCCGCTTCGCTGAATGGGTTCTCGGCGTGGTCCTTCCTGATGCAGTCCTGATACCACTCATCAACATACGCCCTGCACGAATAAAACGTCCCGCCATACGGGTACACCATCGTGGGGCGTTTGGTAGCCCTACGGTCAACACCAAACGCAACCCACTTGCGTGCCGTTGAGTCGTCTTCTTTCTTCAGCTTGTCCATTACGAGGGACGCAATCACAGCGTAGATGTCTTGTGGATATGGAGTGGGTGAGGCGTTGGTTGAGTAGGCTGTCTCTTCGCACCTAGTCAAACACGCCAACAACTGTAGCCCGTTATTGGTAGCGTCCTGAGCGCATGGAAGCTTCGTCTTAAGCACCCCGGTCCTAACAAACTCAGCCCACTCAAAACACCACGCCAAATGTTGCCAAGGCTTGTCGGCTTCCTTCCACTCAAGATACCCCTTGGGGTCATCAGCTACCCGCTCCGCTTCCGGGGCGTAGTCGTAGGCCCACTCAATGCGCTCCTCTAAGGTAGCCTTGTCGAACCCATACGTGTTCGCCCCGTGGATGGCTAACCACTTGGCGTCCTCCTTGGTCTTCACCTTCTCGTCCCTGTAGAACTGAAGCAGCCCACGCGACGGGTCCGCATTCTGCACGTTGAGGAACGCCGGGATGTTGTAGACGCGCCCCCTCCAATCAACATTAGAAGGAAAGAAAAAACGATTACCCTCAAACTTCTTTGCCAAGTGCAGCACCTTGGCGGTGAGCAATCGGCGCGACTTGGTTGACAGGTTGAGGTCGTATATCTTAGCCGCCGCCCTGCGCCAGTTTGTGTTGGCCTCCTTGTTGGTCTTGAAATCCTTCGGGACCGGAGGGAACTCCTCGTCCTTCCTGTTTGGGATGTCGCCTATGGTCACGTTGTGGTCCCAAGACCACTCCATCACCTCCTTAACCCGTGAGTTGATTTCCCATGGCGTCTGCTGAATAAGGTTGACCGCTTCCATGGGCTCTTTGAGCGGCCCTGTGATGGAGCGGAGATACTCCATGTTAGTGCTCTTGATAAATGGTACAGGAGGTAGTCGCGGGTCGTCCGGGTAACCGCCTGCCCATACGTTTGTCCAAGGCTCAGGCGTTTCGACAGTAGGTAACCAAAACGGTTCGACCAGTTCTCTCTTCTCATTGTAGTCCTCAATCCATTCAAGGAGTTCTTGGGTGGGTGCCACAAACCGCGTAGGCTTTCTCCCCGCTCTTTCCAAGATGTAAACGTACTCGATTAAACCAGTGCAATACCGAAAGAGTTCCACGGCATTCAAACCCATGTTCAGCTTGTCCCTTACTCCCCACTTTTTAAACTCTGGCATTAAACCCTTCTCAACTTCGTGTTTCATAGAGGAACGAACGTGCCTTGTTTTTGCGTTAAGTCCCCTGCGTCTCCTAGCCCCTAAAAGAATCCCTTTTCCTTTCGCCTCATTATTTTTTACCAAAAACCTACAGCGTATTTCGTCCTCAATACGCGCTCCCAGAAAAATAGACACCTGAGCCAATGAGCGCCTCTTTGTAATGCTGTCTATAATCGACTTTACCGCAATGAACGCTATGACCTTGGAGTCAAGCTCCTGAATGTCTATTTGGTAGCGAGCTGGCGTCGGGTAGGCCAAGACCGCCTCTTTCCACTCGTCAAGCTTCTCGGCATATAAAGGCAGCGCGTTCCGCATCAAGACTTGCCCATAGCGAGTCTCAATCTCCGCACCGCGCTCCTTGGCCTTTTCCACTTTAGACCTATACCTACCCACCCCTAGAGTGAGCATATCCTCGTTCAGTTTTACTTGCGTCAGTTGTCCCACGGTTGAATTTGATATGTCGATTCTCTCGACTCGTCAAACCAATGCGTCGAAACCCACCAAGAAAACCGACATACGCCGGGCGCAATCAATGAT